ATAGAATGACACTACGCTGTCCTTCCATGTATGCACTTTCATGGCTATCACCTTTTACATTAGTGGTAGAATGATAATGACATCTTTTTTCAAGATCAGATAAAACTTCTTTACCTTCATCTGTGTTGAATATGTATTCGTAATTTTTTTTAAGTCCTTGAATAAATTGTTCCAGCTGTTTATTTTCTTCCATATTATTTTCCTAGTAATGTTTTTTTGTTAGTTGTAGATTTGTTTTCTAATAAATTATATTGATTAAGTATAGATGTTTTTTGTTTATTATTATTTTTTGTAACTGTAGAATTTTTTTTTTTATTTTCTGTATTTTTTTTTTTATTTTTTTCTTTAACTTTTTTTAAAAGTTTTTTTACTTCTGGTTTGTTAACAAGTTTTTTTATTAATTTTCCAATCATACTATTCCACTTCAGCATTTGCTACAGCTCTTGCTTCGTCTGGCAATGCTTTTGCTAGTGGTGCTATATCTCCTCCTGCTTTCGCAGCTTGTTGTAGTTGTTGCATCTGTTGCATTTGTTCTTGTTGTTGTTGTGCTTGTTGTCTTGCTGCGTTTACTTCGTTTTGTGATTTTAATAATTTTTGTGGCATACCAACTATGTCTGCCAAGTGTTTAACTAAATTATCAAAATTAACATAATCAAATACTGGTGCTACATTTGCAAGACTTCCTAATATTTCTATTGCTCTCATAATAGATTGTAACTCTGTAGATTTTTGTGCTTTAGCAAGTGGTGAAACATATTCTATTTCTATATCTCTGCCTGATAAAAACTCTGGTGCTTCTGGTAACATATTGTTACGAAGTAATATTGCAAACACTCTATCGATTAATGGTTTTAATAATTCTGATTGTAGTCTACCCAATACAGGTCCTAGTAATCTCATTTTCTCTTCGTTTCTTTGGATAACTTCTGTTGCAGTCATTTGAGGACCTTGTTGTAATTGAAGTTGATTAACATAGAACACAGCTCTAATTGCATCTCTTCTTTGCTCTTCCATATTTAAACCTAGTGGATTATTTGCACCAATGTTTAATGGTTCAATTCTATCTCTTGTACCACTTCTATAAAAGTTTAGTCCACCTGGTACAGTTCTAACTGGAAGTAAGAAACCATCATCAGGAACTAATAGTGGTGGGTCAACTTGTTTCTGTGCAGCTTTAATTGTTGTTTTACACATTTCATTTAACATCTTAACATCAGGCAATGCTGTCATTGCAGGTGATCTTCCATAAATTTCATTTGATGCTTTTAAATATCTAGGTACTACGAAAGGGAACTCTTTAAATCCAGATATAGATAATTCATTTGCATTTTTATATTCTAAATAAACAGATTCAAATGGCATATTAGCTTTGTCTTTTTTCTTAGGATTAAAATCTGTTCTTGGATAAACTGTGTGTAGTATTTCTACTTCTGCATATGGATCTTTTTTGAAGATAGCTTGAATATCAGATGACACCTTATCACCAAACTTTTGTACTGCTGCTCTTGCACTAATGTGAAATCTTCTAAAGATTGTATCAATTCTACCTTTATCATTTTCTGCAATAAATATTTCGTTGATATGTCTTGTTGAAAATTTAATTAAATCTTGATCATCTTCTTCAATAAACATTGCTGCTGTACCAAATGTAATTAAATCATGGTACAGTTCAAATATTTCTTGTTGAAAGTTTGATCTATTAAATGCTGTGTACATAGCTTCAGTTGCTGACTCTAACCAAATTTTTGCTTCATCTTCGTTTTCAATATCTTCTTCTTTAAATCTTAAAGTAAACCAAGGTGTTGATGGATTAGTCATCATACCATGTAGTGATGCTGATAACAATTCTACTGCTTGTATTGGTGAAGAATCAAAAATATTTTCCATTCTTTTATCACCTCTAGCTCTAGTCTTGGTAACATCCGCTTTTCTTGGTTGCATATAATCTGCAACTTCTTGCCAATGTGTTTCCCAATTTTCTCTTTGACCTTGAAGTTTATCAAATCTTGATAATAAATTTTTTGTTAAATCTGTTTTTGCCATTATTTAATTTTTTTTTTAAGTGCAATTTTATGTGCTTTTGTAAAACTCATTCCTTTGTTCATTGCTACTTTCATATCCTTCATGTGTTTTGTAGAATGATGAACACTATGTTTTTTTAAAGTTGTTTTTTGTCTATTTGTTAATGCCATTATTGTCCTAATAAACTTTTACGACCCAATGTTAATGTATTATTCTTTACACCTTTAGATCCTGTTAATATTGTCATTGATCTTCCTCTAGCTTTTGTTTTTCTTAAATCATAACCATCTGCACTTGTTGCTGTACTTTGCGAAACCTCTGCTGTTGTTGGAGCAGTTCCAGTAGTTCTAGTTAATAAATTACTTATTAGTGGTACTGCTACATTTGAATTATTACCCCCATCACCATCATTACCTGGAAAGCTAAAATCTGCTGGGTCTCTAAGACCAGCTTTTACATCTGCATTTTGTTGTCTACCAACTGTAACCATTTGAGAAAAACCTTGTGCAATATTTGCTAAAATAGAATATGTTTTTTGAAGTTTTGTTTTAGCTTTAGGTGTAACTTTATAATTATTTTTACCTTGATTCTCACCAAAATTTTCATTACCAAAACCTGATCCTTTACCAGCATCTCTTCCACCACCATACATATTATTTATTTACCCCATTAATACTCATAATTATTCTCCAAAAGTTAATGATGATTTAGTTTCTGATATTAATCCAGATTTAGTTTTTTTAGTTTCAGTAACCACAGGTTTTTTAACTTCGTTTTCAAAAGTAATATCATTACTATGATCTATTTTTTTTTCGTAAGTTCTTTTTTCTGGTATTATTTTTTTTGTTTTTGGTTTTCTTTTAAATATTTTTTTAATTTTGTTTAACATTATGATCCTAACAAAGTTTTCTTTTCTGTCTCTACTTCTTCTTCAACGCCTAGTGGCGAAGTTAATATTGTAGATTTACGACCTCTTCTTTTTCTCTCAAGTTTTGCTTGTTCTGATGCAATCCTATCTTTTTCTTCTTGCGAGACTTCTGCCGAAGGTGGTTCTGGCAAAGGTTGAACTGGTGGTAGTGATGGCATTTTTGGTGCTTTTAGAAATCCCATAATAATCCTATATAATTTGGTAACTATTATCTGCTACACTTTGTGGAGCTGATTGTCTAGTATTTATTTCTTGTAGTCCAACAGCAAGATACCTCATTGCATCACAAGCGTGTGAACTCCAATCGTGAACTGGTTTTGATCTAAACATTCTATTCTTATCCATATACTTTCTATGATAATGTCTTAACGCATCTATTAACTTTTTGCAATGGTCTGTATCAATCCAACATCTAGGCAAGGTCATCATGGTTGCGTGGATGCCATCTTCTAGTGGAATTTTTGGTACGACTTTAAACCTTATGCCTAATTGGTAGGCGACCTCTCTCCTGGTTTTACCATTGCCAAAATCGGTAACTTCAATGTCGTGTGGTGCAAAGTGATCTTTGTAAACATATTCTTTTTCTTTAATGAGCTGTATGTAGTATGGTAAACCTTGACCTCTCTCTTCATGGTAATCAATAATGTTTATACTTCTGCCAAGCTGCTGGTAAAATATAATAGCAGAATGGTCGGAGACCCCAAGATCCCATGCGGTAGATACTGGGAGACTAGGATCGTAGGGAACTCTAGATAATTGTTTATCATCATCTAGCTTACCTATAACATCTCCATATACTGCTCCTTCAATGTTGGCTATCCAATCACATTCAAACTCTTGGTTATACTTCTTCTCACCCATTACTTCTTTTGCTTTGACCAACTCATCTGGGTCTACAATATTAGTATCACTAGCTTTAGCTTTATAGTTAAACCAATCTTCTGCACCTTGTGCGTGTTGATATAATTCGTAGAAGTTATTGTTCATTCCCATAGGTGTACCAATAAAGACACAGTAACCTTTACGATCAGATAATGCTGGTCTTATAATTTCTGGAAACAACTTACTGTTGACATTAGCGTATTCATCTATGACACAACCATCAAGATATATACCTCTCAATCCATCTGGCGATTCTGAGCCTAGCAAGGTGATACGAGAACCATTTGGTAAATCAACTCTAAGTTCTGTTTCATTAAACTTGGTGTGGGGTATCTTAGCGGTAAACTGTTTCATGTAATCCCATGCAATAGACTTTGCTTGTTTAAAGGTTGGTGCAATATAGGCAAACCTAGGGTTGTTAAGTTTAGACAGTAATGCTGACCTAATTAGATGATTAATCATACATACTGTCTTTCCAAACCTTCTGTGGCATACTAATACATTCCATCTATTCTTATCTATTTGTTTGTGCAAGTAGGCTTGATGCTTTCTAGGGGTGTATGGTATCTTGATGTCCATTATAATTCTTTAACCCATCTTATTCTAGGTATTGCTTGTACCTCTTGCCAAACCCTATTAGCTCTAGTGGTCCAACCAGTATTTTTTTTAAATGTTTGTACTTTTGTTTCATTATTAAAATTTACAGCTTTTAAAGACGATCCACTTTCAGTTGTAAGTGTATATGTTATAATCTTTTTACCACCCATACTTTGCCAAATCTTAATTGCTTTAGCATATAAAAAACTACAAGTTCCTTTTGGTGCATCATCTAAAACACAATTACGATTTATTTCTAAAGTAAATCTATTATCTAATTTTCTAGCAACAGGTCTACCAACTATAGCTACCCCTACTAATTTGCCTTGATATTCTGCACCTATACTAAACTTATGACCTGTGCATTTTTTATTATGTCTATGATGTTTTGTTACAAATTCATTAGCTTCTCTTAAAGATAAAGGTATTACTTTTAAATTTTTAGCCATATTTAGTGTATCTTTGTACTAGGCATACTATAGGTAGGTGTAAAGTCAAAACCCATATTAAGCATAGCATAAGTGATAAATAGATCAGCTGCTATATTATTGGAAAAGCCATAGAACTTAATAATGACATTGTTGCTATCCTCTTCAATGTAAGCGATTGAATCTAAATCATCTGAGTGAAAGTAATCCATATACTACATTTAGTGTATTTAAAAAAAAAATAAAACAAAAAAGGTGTGTGTGTATAAAGGTGTGTGTGTCTAAGGGTGTCCTGAAGTTCGATGTATATATATATACATAAGGCGTGGCGTTCTCTAGGGGGTACCCCATACCTAAGAAATGATTTTTATAGCAATGTTGACTATATATATACGCTTTAGATTAGTAATAAGAAAAGTTATCATTAGTAATTCCAATAACTATAATTTATCACTCATACATTTTGTATTATGTCAGTAATGTTGACCGATTGTTTACGCTAATTGGAAAGCTGTCGCTATATATTAGGATAGGATCTATTCACCAATATTCTTTTATAACTTTATTAATATATATTCTTTTAACTATTATT